GTGCGATTGCGCAGGCTGGCGAACTGAATGCGTCGGCCGGTCGCCGCACTGTGGCCGATGCCGAAGCCTTCGACGACGACGCTCCCGCCCGCCCGCAGGCCCGCGGCGAGCGCGCCCGCCCGGCCGAGACCGTGCCCGAGCGCCCGCGTGCGCAGGTTCTCGGCCAGACCGCGCGGCAGTCGGCGACCTACGGGTTCCGCCACTTCGGCGAATACGTGGCGGCGGTTCGCACGGCCGGCGTTCGCGGTGGCGATGTCGATCAGCGTCTTATGGCGGCGACCGCGTCGACCTATGGGAACGAGGGCGCCGGTGGCGATGGTGGCTTTGCTGTTCCCCCGGAATACCGCGCGACCATTCTGGAGCGAGTCCTTGGCGAGGACAGTCTTCTTTCGCGCTGTGATCAGCAGACCGCATCCGGGAACTCGATGACCTATCCGTCCGACTCCACTGTTCCGTGGGGCTCTGATGGCATCCAGGCCTATTGGGAGTCTGAAGCGTCGGCCATGACGCAGACCAAGCCGAAGATCGGCGACAACACCGTTCGGCTGCACAAGCTGGCGGCTCTGGTGCCGATGACCGAGGAGCTTCTCGAAGACGCCCCTGCCATGGGCTCCTATGTGGCTCGCAAGGCGGCCGAGAAAATCGACTTCAAGGTCAGCAATGCGATTGCCCGCGGCAATGGCGTCGGCCAGCCTCTTGGCTTCCTGAACTCGCCGGCCCTTGTCACCGTTGCAGCCGAGTCCGGCCAGACGGCTGACACCATCGTCGCGGCCAACGTCGTGAAGATGTACGCGGCGATGCCAAGCCGGAACCGCATGAATGCCATCTGGCTTATTCATCCGGATGCCGAGCCGCAGCTGTCGCTGATGACCCTTGGACAGATGCCGGTCTACCTGCCGCCGGGGGGCCTGTCGAACAACCCCTATGGCACGCTCTTCGGCCGGCCGGTTATCCCGCATCAGGTCTGCGAAACGGTCGGCGACGTGTTTGACATCGGCTTTGTCGACCTGTCGCAGTACCTCGCGCTGATCAAGGCTGGTGGCCTGAAGTCTCAGACCTCGATCCACCTGTGGTTCGACCAGGACTTGACGGCCTTCAAGTTCACGCTCCGCATCGGCGGTCAGCCCTGGTGGGCTTCGTCCGTGGCGTCGCGTGACGGCAGCTTCGCACTGTCGCCCTTTGTCACCCTCGCCGCGCGCTGAGGCTAGCGCGGGCGGCTAGCCGCCCGCATCCCCTTCCCCTGGTCGGAGAAAGACCAATGAACCTCAATGCGCTTTTCGCCGAACAGGCGAACGTCCACATTTTTGCGGTTAAGGACCTTCAGACCGCGACTTCTGCCACGTACGTGAGCATGAAGAACTACGAGAAGTGCACTTTCTTGGTCCTCAAGGCGATCGGGACGGCGGGTGACGACCCGACCTTCACCGTTACGCAGGCGACGGCGGTTGCCGGCACCTCGGCGAAGGCTCTGAACTTCACCAAAATCTACACCAAGCGCCATGCGTCCACCCTTCCGGGCACGTGGACGCTGGAAACGCAGTCGGCTGGCAACACGTGGTCGAGCGCGACGAACGCCGAAGAACTGTCGGTTATCGCGATCGAGTTCAACGCTGACGAGCTGGACACCGACAACGGGTTTGACTGCGTCGGCATCGCTGTCTCGGACGTCGGCACCAACGCGCAGCTTGGCGCGGTGGCGTGCATCCTGTGGGGCAGCAAGACTAATCCGCCCCTGACCTACCTGACGGACTGACGCCATGACCCGCGTTCGCTTCACAAGGACCGTGCAATACGAGTCCGAGGGCCGCGGACGCGGTCCCATCTACGAGGCCGGCTCGGAACACGAATTCGAGCCGGCGTTCGCCGAGCGGTGGTTGCGCCGCAAGGCCGCGGAAATCATCGAGACGGCCGATCCGGTCGAGGAGCAAATTCCCGATGCTGATCCCGACACCGATCATGCCGTTGATGCCGGTTCGGACAGTGGCGCCAGCGCTGAGCCCCGTCACGGTCGCCGAGGCAAAGGTTACACTTCGCGTCGAGCACGAGGACGATGACGGGCTGATCGAGACCCTCATCGGCGTTGCGACGGGATATCTTGACGGCTATGCCGGGACCCTCGGTCGTTGCCTGATCTCGCAGACGTGGCGCGCCGATTTCTCGGCGTTTCCGGGCTGCCAGTGGATCAGGTTGCCACTTTTGCCGGCTTCGTCTGTCACTCACGTCAAATACATCGACGGCGACGGGAGCCTGCAGACGCTGACCTCTGGCTGGTATTCGCTGGTGACCACTGCGCATGGCGCGCATGTCTACCTCGACGATGATTATTCTTGGCCGACCACGAACGAGACGCCAAGCGCCGTGCAGGTGACCGCGGTCTACGGATATGGTTCGGCGGCCTCCGACGTTCCCGCTTCGCTGCGTTACGCCATTCATCTGCACGTGGCGCACCTCTACGAGGGCCGCGCCGGCAAGATCGATGACATGCCCGCCTATTCCGCGTTGGTGGCCCCCTACAAGACAAGGCGCCTCGGCTGATGCTCGGATATGGCGCCTATCAGCACCGCGTCACCTTTGAGCGGCGCGAGTTGAAATCGGACGGCTACGGCAACGAACAGGCGGATTGGGTTCCTGTGTGGTCGTGCTCGGCTGCCTTCCGTCCGCGGTTTGGGCGTGAAGCTGTGGCGGCCGACAAGCTCGAAAGCACGGATACCGGAACCATCACAATCCGATCCTGCACCGTGGCGAGGAATATCGACGCTTCGCACCGCGTCGGGTTCGTCAACGGCCCATACCGGGGTCGGTACTACCAAATTCGCTCGATCATCCCGACCGGCGACAGCACTGAAATTGAAATGACCCTTTAACACGGAGTCGCGCTATGAGCAGCCTCAATGCAGTAATCACCGCTTGGGTGCGCGGCACCTATGCCGGGTCGAACGATCTTGCCAGTGTGGTCGCGGATTTCAATTCGCTTCCGAAGACGGAAATCACGCTGACCCCCGGCACGTCGTCTGGCAATGCCGACCTGATCTTCATGGACACGCGCACCCTGTCGGCGTCGTCGACCGAGAACCTTGATCTTGCCGGCAGCCTGACAGACCCGCTAGGCGCGACGCTGACGTTCGTGACGATCAAGGCCATCTACGTGAAGGCCGCCTCTGCCAACACGAACAACGTTGTGGTCGGCGGTGCCGGATCGAATACGCTGCTCGGCATCTTCTCTGACGCTACGGACAAGATCGTGGTTAAGCCCGGCGGCGTCTTCATGTGGGTCGCCCCCGCGACCGGCGCGACGGTGACCGCAAGCACGGGCGACATCCTGCTTGTCGCGAACAGTTCCTCAGGATCGTCCGTGACCTACGACATCGTCATCATCGGCACGAGCGCCTAATGCCTCGCGTTCGCTTCGCCTCGCCGTTCGATTATCGGCCGTCGAATGGCGTTGTGATTGCCTATCCCGGCGGGTGGGCGGGTCTGATCCCGACCGCTCATGCCGCAGCCGCAAAAGCCGCAGGAGCGCTGGTGGATGGCTACGGAACTGATCGGCCGCGAGAAGGTGCTGGCGAAGCTGAAGGCAATGCCGGCGGCAGCGCGGACAGCGATCAAGGGAGCCCTGAAGGCGAACTCGGATCAGATCGTGGCAATGCAGAAGCGGTTGGTCCCGGTTGACTCCGGCGACCTCCGCGACTCCATCCGAGCGGAATGGGGCGACGTGAAGCTAGCGTCATCCGCAAACCTCGCGTCCGGTGGCGGCGGGGCTCTGACGATTAAGGGCGATCCCGACCTAACGGTGACGATCGTGGCGGGCGACGAAAAAGCCTTCTATGCGCGCTTCGTCGAATTCGGGACATCGCCGCACGATCAGGGCGGATGGGCTGAGGGCACCAAGCACCCCGGCACAACGCCGCGCCCGTTTTTCTACGGCCCGTGGCGCGCGATGCGGAAGAAATCCAAGTCCAGCGTGTCCCGCGCCATCAACAAAGCCGCCAAGCAGGTCGCCGCGCAATGACCGATCCCGGGCTTGAGCTTCAGGGCGCCATCGTTGCGGCCCTGAAGGCCTCAACCGTGGCCGGCGGGCGGATTTACGATCAGGTACCGCAATCGACATCGTTCCCCTACATCTCGATCGGCGAGATGCAGGTCATCGACGACGACGCGGAATATGTCGGCGGCGTCGAGGTTTACGCCACCCTGCATGTCTGGTCTCGCGCAGCCGGGAAGCCGGAGGCTGCCAGCCTTGCCGCCGCGGTGCGCGGTGCGATCCACGAGCAAGACTTGAGGTTGCCGTTTTGGCGGCTGGTGGAAATTCGCCACCAGTCGACGCGGCTCATGACTGACCCCGATGGGAAGACGACCCACGGGGTGATGACTTTCCGGGCGCTTGCCGACCCGGCGTAGAGGAGATCGACAATGGCTGCCCCGACGACCCGCAGGTTCGGACAGATCAAGGTGTATATCGGCAACGGGGCGACGCCCGAGGTCTTCGTGATGCCGTGCGGCTTCACCGACAAGTCGCTGAAGATCAGCAAGGATATGGTTGACACGACCGTGCCGGATTGCGACGATCCCGACGCTGCGAGCTTCATCGGTCGGGACGTGAAGACGATCTCCGGCGAGATCAGCGGCAGCGGCGTCATGGCGATGGAGTCGCTTGCGACCTGGCGGGCTTGGGCGCTGGCGGCGACCGCGAAGAACGTCCGCGTCGAGGTCTCCGGCACCGGCGCGCAGGGCGGCGGCTACTTCGCCGGCTCCATGCACATGTCGGACTTCGAGCTGAAGGCCTCGCTCGGCGAAAAGGCGCAGGTCAGCGTCACGCTGGTCACCGATGGCACCCTGTCCTGGGTGGCGGCTGCCTGATGAGCCGGGACGCCTCGATCATCTTCGACTGGGCCGGTGATGAACGGCGCTTCCGCCTCGCCATCGGCCAACTGCGCGAGCTGCAAGAGAAGTGCAGCGCCGGCCCGATGGAGATCATGTCCCGGCTTCAGGGCGGGACGTGGCGCATCGATGACGTGCGCGAAACCATGCGCCTCGGGCTGATCGGCGGCGGCACGCCTCCGGGCGAGGCGCTTGGGCTGGTGCGTCGGTATGTGGATGATCGGCCGTTTGGGGAGTGCGTGTCCTTCGCGCTCTTCGTCCTGATGGCTGCCATCTACGGGACCGATCAGGAGCCCGCGCCGGGAAAAGCCGAGCCGGCGGAGAGTCTGCCGACGACGGCAGCGGCCTAATCCACTTCGCCGGCTTTTACTCCCTCGGCTGCGTGATGGGGTTCCACCCGCGCCAAGTCGACGACATGTCGATTTGGGAATTCATGTGCTGCGCTGACGGCTATGCGCAGGCGAACAGCCCCTCCGAAGACGCTCCGCTCACTGTCGGCGAGATCGAGGTTCTTTCGGCCTCGATCGACGAACCTCCTATCTGGGTGCACTGATGGCGACCGATCTTGAAGTCATGACGCTGCGCTTGGAGGCCTCGGCCACCAAGTTTGAGC